AAAAGTCCAACATCTCGGAGAACAACTCAAAACACGCGGTTGGCAACACGACATCGTCGCCGTACGCGCTCACGTCAGAAGACTCGACGTGTAGATAATCTGCGCAGCAGCAAGCCACTGCGTAGAAAATCAAAGACTCTAATTGGAAGGTGAAGCCGTTCCCCATACTGGAGAACTTCTCCCACTTCTTAAAAGAGTCGTTTTGAGTGCCATAATGAGATCGACAGGAATCCATCAACAAGAACCAGCGCTGAGGGATAATCTCCTCAACGACGGAACTTGCGATGGAATCGCTAGCGGAAGAGAGATCAATAGTTGCAAGCTTGGACGTTAAACTGCCCTTGCGAGCTAATTCTTGATTCCTCGACTGGTAGCGCAAGTCGACCCCATACCGCCGGAGCCTCATCCCAATCATATCGCCAACAGCTTTTTGAAACCAGAGGTTTAACCCTGGCTCAATGGCAATTACGCGATTGGTTGTGGCGTCCTTTGGTACGGTGATCACCTTATTCCCAACTTGGAAATTCGGAAATCCCGAATCGACAAGCTGGTCGGCCCACAGGGGATAAGCTTCCTTGAGGGTCTCCCAGGGAATAAGGGAGTACAGATCACGCGTTATTCCGGTTTCGCACCGGAACTTCTTGGCTGGACTAGCATCTCTCCGCTTTATCAGCGTAGAGGCGCCAGGACCCCAGTCAGGCATTGAGAACAAATCCTCCGCCGAAAAATCGCCGAGAATCTTAGCTATTTTACGCGTGACTGCGTGATGCAGCCACACGACTCGACCCGAATATTTAGGATCGAGCAGTAAGTTTCTAAAGCGACTATTCGTCTGCTTACAAAGAAGTTCGAATTCATCAAACTTCTTAAAAGCCACCTCGTCCAGGTCATAAGGCAAGGTTAAACCCTTGTACTTCGACAAGAACTTGGTAGCAGCGTAAGCATCCCGAAGCGCTACGTGATTAGCGTAGTGCAACGGATTGAACTCAAGCTTAGATAGCTGCTCATGCTCTCCACTTCTGAAGAGTATAAGTGCTGTCAGGGCTCGAGGACAATCCAAGGAGGAGTAGTATGCCTCAATTGCCGAGAGAGTAACACTCTCGGGAACGCGGTAGCTTGCGATTCCTTTATGGAATCGACCACCATACTTCTTAGAAGACATGGTAACCTCCAGAGTACTTTCTTCAGCGTGTATGTTTAGTACACGGTCTCGAACGTCGTCACTGCGTTCTCCAGCGGGCTACCTGTTGCATCGGTAGGCGCGCCGTCGTTCGCATTGATCGTCCGAGCGAAGAGGGAGGCTACCTCGCTGAACAGCTTTTGCCGCTCAGCAAGGGTGCTCCTCTCCGGAAGGAAGAACTCCATGACGCACGTGCAGTCGTACGCCTTCGTCGGAGCCGGCTGAATGCCGGAGGCCGTCGAAGGGGACGTCTGCTCGAGGGTCGGGAGGACAAGCTTCGCCTGGACCTTGAAGATGCGGCTCGCCTTGGTAGGCGGACGCACCGACATGGTCAGACGAGGGTAACCGATGGCGATACCGCCAACTCGGTCAACCCACGACGCGACCCCTTGAGCATTGATACCCTCGGGGTTCAACGTGGAATCGACACCGACGGTCGCACTGGTCGTCAAACGAGCCAGAGCGTGATCGAGGATGCCGGACAACTTCACTGCCGCAAGAGCGGACATTGTGCTTACTCCAAAGTTAAACGATTGGAACCATTGTCCTCAACGGTGAAACACCGACTTAATAAGAGCAATGCCGTTAAGCGCATGATCCACAGAGGCCAAACCATTTTTGAATGACGGAAAAGTCTGACTGGGGAAGCTAGAAAGCTTCGACCGATCAAGCTTGACAATCATTCTGGTAAAAGTCCCGTGGGTCGTAACGAGTAACGTATTGTTAATATTGGAAGGTGCGGCACCATCAATGGCAGAAACCACCTGCTGACGTGAAAAATTGACTTCCGAACCATCGAGAAAGGCGAGACCATGCCAAGCTGACAAGGTCTCTAACCAAGGCCCGATGGGGAGGAACCAATCTGCCACGAAAGAGAATGGTATTATTTCCCAGGTGAGGTTCAAGGGATTTGTAAAACCCGTCTGAGCCAAAAACGACTTCAACGGACTTTCTATCCTGTACCTAAGAGTCATCTTACAGCGAGTTAATTGGGTCACAATATGTGTCCCTTTCACTCCCGTAAGCTGAGTATCGAAGGGGGGATAAGAAGTTGTCGAAGAAGTCGAGTGTGTACCAGACGCAACCACCCGCCTGATGAAAGGACTCGAGCCAGAATTCAAATTGGCAAGAGATTTCATCGCACCATTGATATCTTGCAACAAAGGCTTCCAGCCGTACTGAAGACATAGCCAATTATCAGCTATGGATTTAGCAGGGGTGGGGCGCTTGTTGGTATGATACCTCGGGTGCTTGCCAGCAAAAAGTGTATTAACAGCCCCGGTTATATTTCCATGCCGTAGCTGCTGCACAGACTTGTGAATACGGTGAGCAGTATCACCCACCATACGAACGGTCTGTCCTATTTGAGCGAAGTCTTGCGCGATATTACCTTCAATACCGAGCTCGGCTTTCTCAATTAGGTTCCTGATTGCTTTGTTACGAGCCAACGAAAGATGAGTTGGCCCAGCAGGTGCACTGTAATGGTTAGACCAAGCGGAGTACAACAAATTGTAGAAGCCAATATTCGGGTTTGCAATCCCGTACTTGCCTTCAAACAAAATGTCATTCTCCACTACGGTCAAAGTCACAGTATGCGGATTAACCGGATACTGCGACGGCTTCAACTTCGAAAAACCAGGAGTCCTGACACCGGTCCAGGTACGTTGATAAGACAAACGAGACTTAACAGCATTAGTGACAGAATAACTGCCACTAGCTTGTCGAATCTCATTTGTTTCAACATATCCGGCGTTGACAGTTTCTGGGTTCGGACGCTGAGGCCGTGTAGTCATAAGACTAAACCATACAGTGATTTGGTGGATTGTTTCCTACCAAATGCTCGACGGCGTGCGATACGCACAGCCCTCGGGTACCTTTCATCGCCAGGATCGACACAAACCACGCTTCGGCCAAGACCATCGACCGAACGCGCAGGAGGATCGATAACTGATGATGAGACGTAGATGCGACCTCTAATAAATCCTCTAAAGAAGAGGGTGTACCGTAATGACCGCCCTTCCCGGTGATAGAACCGAATGATGGGGTTCGAACGGAAGAGGTCAGATAATCTGACCTCCCCGCAGGACCACACCAAGCGACCTTCACTCAGGATGGTGATCAAACCGTACTCCTCATCCGAAAAGGAACGAGAGTCGACTCCACGCCGGCCCAACAAAGCCCGGTACTCTGGATGCGCGGCAAGGAATGGAGATGTGACAAAGCTGTCATCAGCCATAGAGGATAACCTCCATGGCGCATCTCAAAACCTCAACGCTGTTGAGGCTCAACCACCCAAAGAAGATGACCGCTGCAACAGACAGGATCATGACGAAGAAGATGACCACAATACTTCGAATTAAATCGGAGCAAGGATCATCGAAATCGTCATCTCTTATCTGGCGCATAAGTCCTCCAAAATGGGTTAGGATGAGGTGCTCAGGTAACCTGAGCCAAACGGTTCAATCATCCATTCCCGGTAGGGGTACGCCCGAGGTCCTTGACCTGCTGAACCAGACGTTTTAAGTCTGGAATAGGCAGGGCAGCCATTTCCTTGTCCGTATAGGGCGGCGAAAAGCCGATACCTTTCGTATCAAGGATTTGGAGATACGATTCGTACTCTGTTAACAACAGCTTACGAACGTGTATCTGGTCCATATGGGCTCCTTTTAAGGGTTGGACAGACTGAACAAAGAGACCCTCTTTTAGGAAGGAAAGGTTAAAGCCTATCCCAATTCTTATCCAAGAGAGTCCACACGGAGTTACTCCAAACCTGGAATTGATCCCGGGTATGGATATCCTCCAGCTGGTCTACGAACTCAAGGAATTCCTTATTACTAAGGACACCATGAGAATGTAGCCAGGTAAGCGTGGTTCTAGCGTGCTCTTTAAGAGAAACAAAAGAACTATGCATACAAGACTCCTAAGGTTAAGAAAGAGTTGGGGTTGAGCCGAAAG